ACTCGACGAAGTCGGCGTCCAATACGGAACGGACAGCGAAAGAACGGAGTTGTTTGAAGTGTTTGATAAGCGATATAACGACGAGTTGCCGACAATCGCTATCAGCAACAACAAAAAAGAAGATTTGCAGCGCATACTCGGACAGCGAATATATGACCGGTTGACCGGCGGCGCAATAATGTTTGAACTCAACGGGGAAAGTTATCGACAGGGAGACGAGAATGAAAACGTTAAAAGAAATTGAGGACGACATCCGGAGAGCTTTTGAAATTGACAGGATGCTTCCTTCTCCGCATCCGAGCCGTGCCAGCTGCTATCTTGGAAGGCTTATCGTTACACCGGACACCGAGCGCAGCTATGAAGACATCATGGAAGATATATCACGCAGCCGCTTGAATATTACGTCGGAAGATTTGAAGCTGTGGGATATTGTTTTCGATGTGTGGCTGCCGTCAATCAAAAAAGAGCTGCCGCGTGTTGTTGTCGTCAAGCGTTGTCAAGGTATGGGCTGGAAAAGACTTGCTCGATATTTGAAAGATAATCGCTACACCGACAGAAATTTTGACCGCACGACGTTATGGCGCATCTTCAAAAGTGGACTAAACGACGTTTTACGGCTAAATATTAACTAAATGTTAATAAAGGTTAAAATTTTGCAACACTTTGCAACACTTTTGCAACATTTTTGTATGCAACATTTTTTCAAAAATATGCTATAAATTTTGATAGAATCGGGAACGACGTGTGAAAAATGAGTTGTTTCGATTCTTTTTTCATAAGACAACTCCATTTATTCTCCTTAAAAATGGTTGATAACAAGCCGCTCGGACAGCTCGGGCGGCTTTATTTTTGAAAGGAAAACTTTATGACAAAATACAAAGCTAACCACAATCTGCGCTTGCCGGACGGTAAAACTGAAGTTATGGCAGGCGACACTTTTGAATACGACGGCGACATCTCCGGTTTTGCGGATATTGTTGAGCCGGTTATTGAACAAGCTCCAGCCGCTCCGGAAACAAATCCGGAAGATAAAAATCCGGCTGAAACTCCGGCCGCTTTCGGTCTTGAAGGTTTGAGCGACGAAGAAATCCGCGCACAAGGTAAGGCTTGGAAAATCAAAAACTATCATTCGATGGGTATTGAAAACTTGAAAAAGAAAATCTACGAAACCTATGAAGCTGCCGCTCCTGAAGGAGACGCTCCGGAAGTATTAAAACAACCGGATGCCGGTTTTGAAGTTGACAATATTCCGGAAGATAAAAATCCGGACGAAGGCGAAGGAGCTGCCGATGCTGGGAAATAAAATATATTATCCGGATGAAGACGCAAATAAGGTCTGCGACGGACGAATTGTCGGATATACGGTCAATGAGGAAGGATTTTCAGTCTATACAATCAAAGACGGCCAAAAATATATCGTGCTTAATAGCGCGCTTTGCTCCGATAATTATGAAGAAGCACAAGGACACCTTGCAAAGATTATCGCGACCAACGCTGAAATCAAAAAAATCCAAGATGAAGCGAATAAGAAAATAGATGCCTTGCTGCTCAATTTGCGCGGGCAGCCGGAATTTGAATACTTAACCATTAAAGCAGAAAGGAAAGCCGAAGGCGGGAAATAAAAATCCCGTCTTTCTTCTTTTCATACAACCCGAAAGGATAATTGCATGAAAAAGAAATATAAAACAGTTAAAGAACTCGAAGACGCGATCAACGCTTATTTTGAGACGTGCAAAGACGAGCTTGTCTATAATAATGACGGAGAAGTTGCGACGGATAAGAGCGGAAATCCGATTTTTATTCCGCATCCGCCGACAGTTGCCGGACTTGCTTTGTATCTTGGATTTGCAGACAGACAATCAATTTATGATTATAAAGGTCTTGAAGAGTTCTCTTGCACAATAAAAAACGCTATCACGCGTATAGAAGAATATGCCGAGCAGCATCTTTACATTGGAAGAGCGACCGGAGCAATCTTTTGGCTGAAAAATCACGGCTGGAAGGACGAAACGAAAATCAATGCCGATATAAGCGGCTCGTCGTTATTCGCGGCGGGCGTTGAAGAGAAAGCGAAGAAATATGAAAAATCTAAACCTATCAAACGACGTCAAACAGCTGCTAAAAAATGATTTAGTTCCGTTCCGCGATGTAGTTCTAATGAACGACCCAGCGACAGAATGTGAACCGGCAGCTTTTCATCATACTTTTTCGGAAGAATTATTGCACGGGCAGCAGCACGTTGTTATTGAAGCCTTCCGTGAAAGTGCAAAATCAAGTTATGTGCTGCGTGCGTTTCCGCTGCATTGTTTGGCTTATCCGTCAAAAAAGATGGATTTAATTGTTATTATTAAACAAAATCAACGCTTGGCCGGAGACAAACTGCTTGAGATTGAGAACGAGTATCGCTCAAATCCGGTCTTGCAGCATAACCTTGTGCAGATAAGAACAGCGACAAGAGATATGTTTTCGGTTGACGTGAAGAACGAAGCCGGAGAAATTATCAACGTTGTTATTGTTGCTTTTGGTAAACACGCGTCAATCCGTGGTTTGAATATCTCGGATAGACGTCCGAAGATTATTATTTTAGACGATATTCAAGACAAAGACGATGTTCGCTCGGAGACCATCACGGCGGCAGACTGGGACTGGTTTGTCTCCGATGTTATGTTCTTGGGAAAATCCGTCCGGCTGTTTTTTATCGGAAACAATCTCGGCGACAAGTGCGTGATTGAACGCTGCATCAATAACGCCGAAACAATGGGATTTAAGGCAATCCGCATTCCGGTTGTAATCGACGGCAAGCCTGCTTGGGAAGCTCGCGACAAGATGGAAGATATTATCAAAGAGCGCGATAATTATGCAGCTATCGGCAAGCTCGATATATGGATGCAAGAAAAAATGTGTCAAGCGGTGGCCGAAGAAAATAGGACTTTCAAAGAGGAAGACTATCGCTACTATTCGCCGTCTTCAAGATTGGACATTGCCGGACGCTGCAATCTGTTTGCTTGTCTTGACCCTGCATCATCTCTTAATCCGGAGAGCTGCTATCGTGCAATCACGTTGACCGGAGTTGATGCGGATAATCATTGGTTTTTACTTGATTGCAAGTATGGCCGCTGGGACAGCGCGGATATGATTGATATTATTTTCAATATGGTTGCGACTTGGCGCTTGCAGAACTTTTATATTGAGAAGGGATGGTGGGAGCAAGTTATGCAGCCGTTCTTAACAAAGGAAATGAGCAAGCGAAACATCTTCTTTAATGTGATACCGCTTGAACACGGCAAAATCGGCTCAAAGCTGGAGCGCATCAAGTTATTGCAGCCGAGATTTAAAGCACATACGGTTTATTTTCCGGACGAGGCCGAATGGCTTGGAGAGTTCAAGACAGAACTCGCCGGCGTTACACGCGACGCAATCAAGAGCGAATATATCGACTGCGTTGATGCGTTCGCCATGACAGAGCAAGTCGCAATCGCTCCGGTTAATGCGCGGCCGAGTTATGAAAACGAAATGAGACGCAGACGAGAAGACAACTCGTCGCAAAGTCTCTTCTCGATTGCTGGATATTAGGGAGGTAGGGCGTCATGAACATTTTATTGGGAACAAACGCCAGCGAAGAAGTCATCAATAAATGGATTGATGAAGTCAATAAAGAGTTCGGAATGGAAGCGTTGACGCAGCAATGCCGGACATATTTGAAGGCCGTCAAAGACCAGTGCATTTTTATTTTTGAGCCGGAGTTCGAAGCGGTGCTGTCAATAGATATGGATATGTGGATGCGGCGCGAGATGTGCGTCGTCTCCTATTACATCAAAAAAGAATGCCGGAACATCCGGCTTTTTTTGAAAATACAAAGAAAGTTTGAGGAATTGGCAAGAGCTTTTGACTGTCAATACCTTGTTCAAGGAAGTCATTTAGGCGACAGACTTTACAAATACCTTGAACGTAACGGATATAAAGTCGCCACTATGCGAAAGGAACTGTAATGGGAAAATCTGTCGGAAAAATTGTCGGTGTGGCGGTCGGTGGTCTAACCGGCGGCTTAATCGGCGCACAATACGATAAATCTGTCAGCGCAGCGCAGAAGGCGGCAAAAGCACAACTCGCAGCGCAGCAGGCTTTAATTAACGAGCAGAAGAACGCTGAAGAGCAAGCCAAAGAAAAAGCAACGGCTATGCGTCGCGCTTCTAAAGCAACAGAAAGCCGGACGAATTATACGACCGCTCTCGGAGAGATGGGCGATAACTCGGACAACAAGAAAAAGAAAACTTTGTTAGGGGGTTAAAACAATGAGTCTTTTAAGAAAAATAGGCCAATATGCAAGAGCAAAGTCCGTTATGAACGGCGGAAGCTATAACGGGATGTTTAATGCTTTGATGAAAGGGGAATCTCTTAAATCATACACGGAAAGAATGAATATCGAAGCCGGAAAAGGCCGTATGGTTGACGGCAAATATAAGGGCTTCAGCGATGCCGAAAAGAAGCATTGGAACAGCGCCGAAGAATTTAAAAACGCTGCTTTCAAGGATATTTCCGAAGGCTCTGCTTTGGGTAAATATTTCGGCAACAGCTCTTTCTTGGAGAATATCCGCAAGAAGAGAGAGGATGTAACATCAACGCTTTTGGGCGGCATTAAATCACTTTTAGGCGGTTAAGATGGCAGAAGAAGAGAAAACAGAACAGCAGAAGCTCGACGAAGAGCATGTTCGTTTGGCCGAAGCTAACCGGAACGCCGAATATATTGACCTCAACGAGACAAACAAAAAGCTCAATTTGGCAAAGAAAACGGCGACCGACAAGACAAAACTTGGGGGCGAATGATGGATTTATCAGCTGAAAAAATAATCAAAAATTATACAAGTCTGAAGGGCTCGAGAGCCGACTTCGATAATTTGTATCAGAAACTTCATAATTACTTTTATGTGGAATCCGGCAATATTACCGAAGAACGCAACAAAGGCTCGCAGCTTCACGCATTGCTTGACAGCACATCGCAAGACTGCGCCGATGTTTTGGCCGCCGGACTGTCTAACTATCTGACGCCGGAGAGCTCGAAGTGGTTATTTTTGCAGCACTCTAACC